ACTGCCGCGAAGTTGGATGCTTCTGCCGCCATCCAGCCAACCATCGTGGATGCGAAGGGCGACATCATTGCCGCTACTGCCGCTGACACGGTTGCGCGTGTGGCTGTCGGCTCGAACGGTCAGGTGCTAACCGCTGACTCGGCTCAAGCCGCAGGCGTCAAGTGGGCAACACCGACACCATCTGCCATCACCGCTGTTGCATCAGCGACCGTCCTCACCCAGCAGGACACGACCTCCACCTCTTACACCGACCTTTCAACTGCTGGCCCATCAGTCACGCTGACCACTGGGACCGAAGCCCTGGTGACTATCAGCGCGGTTCTGGGTCAGGGTGTTGACTCAGGTGCTGTTATCTACGCTGGCGTCGCTGTGTCTGGAGCATCAACTGTTGCCGCCTCTGACAACTATTCGTTGTTCCTCAACGGCGACGACTTCACGTCTTCCTCGGGCAACGTCAGCCTGTCGACCACGTTCAAACTCACGGGTCTTACGGCAGGAAGCAACACGTTCACGATGAAGTACAAGACGTCGAGCAGTACCGCTAGGTTCTCCAATAGGCACCTCACGGTTTTCGCGATTTAGTCGGCTACTGGTTTTCGCCCCTGCCGCAGTTCTTGCGTTCAGTGCCCCCGCGCAGGCCGACCAGTATCTAGAATCATTTGACAATGGAACAGCCGAACTTGTGTCCGTATCCCTGGGACAAGGAGCGTTCTACTGTAGTAACTACGGAAATGCTTACGGCACCAGCGGACCATCTATCTGTCTGTTCAATACGAGTTCTCCGACAACTTTTCTATTTCCATCGGATGTGGAAGTACAAGGATTCCAGTTCGTAGCAGGAGCCAAGAACGGGACAGTCAACGGCACTGTCAACTACGACGACGGAACCACTGGAACATTCCCGATTGATGGGTCATGCTGTGTCGCTACAGTGCAGGTGCTAGCACCCGAAGGACGAACGATTAGTTCGTTCTCTGTTCCCGCTGACTACGACTTGTACCTGTTTGATTCTCTTGCGTGGGTCGGCTCATCGCCTGCCCCAACAACCACATCAACAGAAACAGTGCCGACAACAAGCACACCAGAGCAAACAAGTTCAACATCTACGACCTCTACTTCTTCGACGACTTCCTCGACCGTTCCCACGACCATGCCGCCACCGCCACCAGATACGCAACCAACGGTAGAAACAACTTCACCTGAAACCAGCCTTCCTGAAACGACAGTGGCGACAACGCTACCAGCGCCAACCACCACAGCCCCAACTACAACGGTTCCTGAGACCACCACGACCGTAGCCCAGACCACCACCACAGCCGCCCCTGATACCACTCTCCCGAGCCCTCCACAGGACGACTCCCCTGTCTTAGTACCTGACACACCACTGGCGGAGGAGCCCCCAGCAAACGCCCCTGACGAGGTGAAAGAGGCGTTCGAAGCCCAGGTTGACATCTTCTCAGGCGAGTACGACACCTACGTTCCGCTTGGCTCCACCATCACCGTCGCCCAACGCCGCACCGTTGTTGCGGCTACCGCGGTCTTCATCATCATGATGCCAGCACCATCTACAATGAGACGACGCCAATGAGAAAGTTCCTCAACTTCCTAGCAGACAACTCCTGGACGTACGCAGGTACTGGGCTTGTCCTAATTACCCTGACTGGTCCGACCTTACGACAGGCATTGTGGCTTACTGGTGTAACATTGGTGCTACATTCTGTACTCACCCTGACCCAAAAGGACTAGCAATGGCAACCCTCAAGACACTCGTACTTCGCATCATCGCCGTGTTCGGTTCGTCCGCTCTCGCCGCTGTTGCGGGTGGTGCGGTGCTCGACGTCGAGTTGTGGAAGGCCGCCGCTATCGCAGGTATCGTCGCCGCCGCCAAGGTCACCGAGGCACTGCTTCGCGCCTGGTCGAGCGATGGCGTGCTCACCAAGGAAGAGATTGCTGAGGCTTTCGGCAAGGCTAAGTAATGGCCAAGCCGTACCCCATCGTCAAGGTCACGCTCTGCTCGCACCTCAAAGGTGTCAAGGCTGGAGAACTGTCACCTGACTTGCTTCGCGTTATCGAGAACCGAGGCAAGTTGCATCACTGCTGTGCTGATGCGTACGAGGCAATGGACGAAGCCGCTAACAAGGATGGCATTGACCTTGCTCCGACGTCGTGGGCTGACACCTACCGTTCGTTGGAGATGCAGGAGTACGGGTTCTTTCAGCGTTACACCGACAAGCCCAAGAAGAATCTGCTGAAGCAGAAGCCAAAGATTTACAAAGGCAAGGCTTGGTATCTACGCAAGGGCAACGCACCACTGGCTGTCCCAGGTACCAGCAACCACAACCTTGGTATCGCTATCGACATTGCTAACGCCTCGGGCAAGCGTCTCGATTGGCTGTTGAAGAACGCGCTTGACTTTGGGTTCTCTTGGGAACTTCAGTCTGAGCCGTGGCATCTGCGTTACACCGCGGGAGACAACACTCCAGAGCGTGTCAAACTCTGGAAAGAGTCCAAAGTTACCGAGGCGTAACATGGATTCGGGTTGGGCAACCGTCTTTGCGGCGGCAATTTCTGCTGTCGGTGCCGTGATGGTTGTCCTCCTGCAAAGGGCACGCAAAGAAAACAAGCGTGACCATGAGGTAGTGCAGGGGATTCTTCGCATGATGTACCGCGGGATGCAACGCACCGAAGACAAGGTGGACAAGGTGGCAGACAAACTTGCCGAACACATCGAAGACCACCATAAGGATTCGCAAGACGCTTAGATAAGTTGCTATCTTTCCCTGTCCTATGACACGGGAATCTCTCTACACAATCCGCAAGTTTCTGGTTCGAGCAAGGGTCGCGGGGCACACAGAGGAAGACGAGTTCTTCCGAGCCTTACAGGACTTGGACCGCCTCATCCTCGACACCGTCCGCAGGCAGGCGGAACAGCGGGTCGCCTAGTAGGATTGGTTCCCGTGTCCGCCCACGAATGGTTGACCTGCCCGACGTGCGGTGAAACATGGCCTATTTCGGAAGGAAAATACTGTGGTTCATGTAGGGACATCGGCGGTCAAGAACAGGATTAGCGACCGCTCATTCGTCGTGGTGCGTTGGGCTGATACGCACATGAGCGAAGGCGGCTGGCTCGACCTGGATGAGTACGACGACACGGGTGAGTGTATCGTCGAGACCGCAGGGTTCCTTGTTCCCATCGGTGAACCTGGCTCGAAGCAGGGGCACGTCTCGGTGTGGCAATCCCTGTGTGACAACGAGGGAATCCACGGTACGCACATCCCTGTGGCGATGGTTCGGGACATCCAAATAATTTCCTGAAAGAATCCTTGACAAGGGGATGACACTTCTGTACCCTTCAATGCGAGGGAAAGGAAGGGGTCATGAACATCACCCGTTACAGAATCAGCAAGCCCACGCACGGAGAACAGGAATGGTTGTCCGTCCGCTTTTGGGATGAGAAGAAACGCAAGCGCGTATCGGCGTCACCAGCGGCGGCAATCTACGGATTGCACCCGTTCGTGCCACAGGACAAGTTCGCGGCAGAGTTGCTAGGAGATACACCCCCTGCTCCTATCGCTCCGACGTGGGCAATGACCCGAGGCAACGACCTGGAACCGCTGTGCATCAAGTGGGCAATCGACCGAACTGGCATCCCATTCGATACGCCCGAGGAAATGTTTGCGGCAGACACCGACAACGGTGCCCGCATGATTGCCACCCTCGATGGGTTCTACGAGAACGGTGATGACCGCAAGGTGTTGGAGATAAAAACGATGAGCCGCGAATGGCAGAGCGAACTGCCCGACTACTGGCGCATCCAAGGAATCCAGCAAGCCATCTGCGCAGACGTAGACCTCATCACCTGGGGCGTGTTCGACTCGACCATGAGTTTCTACATCTACGAACAGAAGGTCAGCGACGACGAGAAGATGGAACACATCAACGCTGTCGCCCGCTGGCTCACGTCCATCGACCTCGGCATGACGCCCGATGGTGTGGCATGGTCATACGAAACTATCTCGACCCGATACCAGACACCCGTGCATGAAACGGTTGAGGTATCGCCAACTGCTGTCGAGTTGGTCGCCCAGTTGAAACACGTCAAGCGTGAAATAAAGGCGTACTCCGAGATGGAGGACAAGTTGAAGGCGGCACTGTGCGAACTGATTGGACCGTACGAGGTAGCCACCGTCAATGGTGAGACTGTCGCCACATGGAAGGGACGCACCTGGCAGTCGCTTGACATCAAAGCACTCAAGGCACAGGAGCCAGAACTCGCCGCAAAGTACAGCAAGCCAGTAACAACCAGAACACTTCTCTTGAAAGGGGAACGAGCATGAATAACAGCGAACAACTACGCAAGGTCTTGGATGACTACAAGACACCAGACCCGAACATCGTCGGCAAACTTCCACGCGGAGGCATCCAACTCGACTTCGTCGGGCACGCCGACATCACCAAACTTCTCATCGAGATTGACCCGCTCTGGTCATGGGAACCAGTGGCAATCGTCGATGGTCGCCCAGCAATCCATGTCGTCAATGGCATGGCTGTCATGTGGGGCAGACTCACCATTCTCGGCAAGTCCATGCTTGGTGTTGGCACCGTCAAGCACGACAAACCAGACCTCGACAAAGAACTTATCGGGGACTTCCTGCGTAACGCATCCATGCGATTCGGTATCTGCCTGTCGCTGTGGACGAAGCAGGAATGGGAAGAGCCGAACAAGGTAGCGGGGAAGGCGCAGGGAATGAAAGGGCTTGCAGGGACGCACACAACTGGTAAGCAAACCCAAGTACCTGCGTCTTCACCCGTGATTTCAGACGATGACCCCATCTCCGACGAGCAACGCGCACAGTTCGTTGCCGCTTGCGAGAAGGCTGGGCTCGACCCAGCGAACGTGGCGAAGAACGCGAAGGTGACCTGGGAGGGAGTAATCCTCCAGCGTCATCTCCCGCACCTCAGGTCTTCGTTCAATGACCTCAAGTCATTCGCGGCAGGTGAATGATGGCGGCGAAGCGTACGGTTGACCCGACTGGAAAGAACAGGTCGATAGCGATGGTGTCGTTGCGGTTGACGCAGGAGCAGATGGAGTTGGTGCGTCGTTTGTCGCAACAGCGTGGCTGTTCCCGTAGTGAACTGTTCCGCCGCCTGCTAGTGGAGGCATCAAAATGAGCAGAGAGAAAGCCAAAGGCACATCGTTCGAGACAG